TAAGTTACCTAACTCTAAACCTGTATTTTTTTCTATGATGTGTTTATACAAGTTCAGTTGTAAAGAGTAGGTATTTAATTCACAATAATCAAGATGTGAGATTGGTGTTTTGAAGTATTGACCATAAGTGTTTTTGGTTTTTATTTCCTTGTTTGTTTTATAGTCATAAATCTCCAACTTGTTTGACTTTTTGTTATAGAACAAACAATCGACCATACCAGCAATTCCATAATCAAGGTCGCCTACCACAAACTCCATCTTTACAGGAATCAGGTTTTCTTTTGCATCATTATAAAACTTCTTGAAGATATCAACACACTTCTCAAATTTCTCTTTGATGATATCCTGACCAAACTTTCTAACAACAGGTAGTGGGTCGTAAGGGAATACCTTGTTATACCACCAGTTCTCGGCAAAGTTATGGACCAAAGAACCTTTCACGGTTGATACATCCCTTTTCAAATCCCACTCATTAATCACATCCTGAACATCAAGACCTCTTTTGGTGGCATAATTTTCAGCAATATTTTCGGTATCAAACTTGTCTTTGAATTTACCGATAAATGTGGTAGCGCTTGTTAGTTCTTTATCGTTAACAAAGTATTTGTGTGGTTCGTCATAATATTTTATATGAGAGAACTTATTTAATTCTAATAGTATTTCCATAGTATTTTTTTAAAAGGTAAGAGAAAATTATTTAATATCAAAATAGAACTCTTCGATTTTACCTTGTAAATCACATATATCTTTGTCTTCAGGAAGTTTCAACACTTTTACTTTTCCAAATAATCTACCCCCATTTAATTCGTGAAATAACTTAACCGTATTTTTCCAAGCGTCTCCATCTAAGGCTACGATTATGTTTCCGTTAGCCTTTTCATATAGTGTTTCAAATAACAATTTAGACATAGATTTACCTAACATCGGTATTGAGTTCTCTAAGAACACGGCATCAAACACACCTTCACATAAGTAAATGTCTTTACCCCAATCAATTAAACTTTCGTTGAATATGATTTTGTCTTTCTCCGCTTGTGGGTTTTTGTATTTAGACCTAGTTGTTTTATTCCAAGACCTTGCTATAAAGTAATTTGGATTTCCGTCTTTATCAAAGGAGGGTATAATAATTCTTCCCATAAAATCACCTTGGTCGCAGAAACCTATTTTATATTTTTCTATAATTTCTTGACTTATGTTTCGTTCTTTTAGGTAATTGATTGCCTGTTTGTAAACAGGATAAACTGGGTTTGAGTCCTTGAATTGAGTGAATCCTTCAGGTAATCTGAACTTTGGTTTTTTTGGTTCTTGTTTTTTCTCTTCTTCGGGTTTAAATAAAGAATATATTTTCTTTTGTTTTTTGGTTCCGAACTCATCTATTAGTTTTCCAAGTGCTCCGTGAGTTCCGTTAGAGTCTCCACAGGCCCAACACTTATAAACATGTTTGAATACGTTGACCTCCAAGTTACCTTTGTTTTGGGCTTGGTCACAGTAGGGGCAGTTAAAGGAATACTGACCCTTACTTTCGTAATGCAGTTTTTCTTTACCCAAGAAACCTCTAACGATATCTACAACTATTTCCTGTTCGTCTTGCACAAATACAAATATACAATAAAAATTAAACCCAATCAATATTCACAAGTTTTTGGCACCTGTTATATTTATAATCATAAGTTTAAAATATGCCAACAAATATTGTTATTAGTGGTGTTACCGGACAATCTCCCTATAATGTGTACGTATGTGATGATAATGTTACAAATTGTACTTGGGTTTCTCAATTTACAAGTGGGCAAATTCCTTACAGTTTTGAATTACCCTACATATACCTTAGTTTATCGGATTTTGCGGTCAAAATTATTGACTCCAACGGGTGTTCAGTAACTAAACTAAGTGGTTCAACTTATCCTGAATGTTAAAAATATGAGTAGTAGTCATTGTAGTAGTTCTATAACAAATTGGTCTTTAGCAAGTGATGGTTCTGGAGATTATACCGGAACATCGGCATCAACAACATTTATATGTTTCAATTCAGCATCGGTGTTTTATACCGATTCCCCTAAATTCGGATATTTTAACCCAAATAACGATTATCAATGGCTTATAAGTTCAGTGTTAGGTGGTGATGTTAGTGAAATTGCCAACACAGTAGATAAAGTTTGGGTCTATACGGGCGGAACTGACTTAGTAGAATTTGATTTACAGTTATCACCAATATTATTTACAGCTTACGGTTCGGATTTTCCATCAACTACTTTCAATAGAGTTCTAACATCTAGCGGTGTTACGGCTTTTGAAGGTTTAGGGGCGTTAGATAATACAAGATTAGTTGGTGGTTCAGGTTCTACAGTTTATTTACATACAATTGTAGGTTCAGGTTTTACAAGTCAACCACTTTTTGTTCTACCTGAATCAAGAACTATAAACGATATCACATACAATTCACTCAAAAATACTTTTGTCGTTGCTTGTATGAAAGCTGATAAAACCATCAATTATATTTCTGAATTTAATACAGGAGGTACTTTAGTTAATGATTTTTCTTTTAATAACACGACTTATACAGAAATATTAAGTACTGTTGAATATTCGGGTAAAACCTATTTTATGGGTTGGGATAACACTGTTTCGACTACTTATGAAGTTGAGGTTGATGTTTTTAACACTGGTTTCACAACAGGGTATGATTTTTTGAATCCAAGTATTTCAGGATTTAGTCAGTCTCCAGGTTCTATCACATCATTCTTTAACTATTCGGCGGCCAGTTATTGTTTATCTACAGGATATTTTTCAACGTCACAATATGACGGAAATTACACATCAGGTGGTACATACGATGGTTATACTGTATATGTTGGAAATAACGGTGGGGTAATTTATTACAATACAGGACAAACAAGATGGTGTTTATCCACATCAGTTGGTGGTACCTGTATTTTATTCGGTGGTAATAGATGTTCAAGTTCTACACCTAATTTGGCCGATGAATTTTTTGCTAATAATATTTGTCCAACACCGACTCCATCACCAACTAATGATTGTAGCGTATTGGATTTGGCCGCTTATTTTGATTGTGATATTGCACCTCCAACACCTTCTATAACACCTACTCAAACTGTAACACCATCCACAGGTTTTGTTTATCCAACACCTACTCCAACAATGACGATGAGTCCAACTGCATCAGGCAATGTTTGTGCGAATGTTAATTTCTGTTTTGGTGTTCAAAATGTCGCTCCTTCACCATCACCAACACCTACGATGACACCAAGTAGTGCAGCAGGAAGAAACTCTTACGGTGGGGTTGTAACTTTCACGACAATAAACGATGTTTTTGTATGTCCACCCGCTCAAATCGGGTAATTATTTCCAAAGTTCTTCTTGTTTCATATAACCCAAACAACAGGTATATGCATCTGACATGTCAAAATTTTCCTTCTTGAGGGTTTGATTTTTAGTATATTGCCATTTGATTTGTGGTTCTTTTTTCGCCACCAAATCCCAAATAATCATTTTTTTATCTATGTCTTTAGGAAGTCCACCAAACAACACAAACTTACCTTTGTCGTTTTCTCTTACCAATTCAGGAAATGCGAATTTTCTTGAATTGTATGTTGATATGTATTCAGGTACAATACCAAGTATATCATAAATTTCTTTAGATATAAGTGTGTTAAATCTCATTAGAGTTTGAATGGTATAAACGTTATTTGAGTTCAATAGAGGTTCTTCAATTATAACTTTTGTTATACCTAAATTTTTATATTGGATAAGTTTTTGTTTGAAAGTTTCGGCCTTCAAGAATAACTCTTTCATTTTATTTTCTTCTTTCAATTTCGCCACAGGTGATATGTGTGTCAATTCTAACAACTCTTCAGTAATCATGTCAAATAAAGCCCATCCAATGGTCTTGGTACTAACGTCTAAACCCAATACTTTTGGGTTATTTTTAATTTGTTGTTTTGCCATATATTAACTATGGTAATATAAACAATCTAATTGTAAATATTTTGGTTAGAAATCGAGTTTCACAAGGAATTGCTGAATACTTTGTCTTTGTATTGGTGATTGCAATTTTGAAATTGCCATTAGATTCCTATTATCATCAAATAATCCAATTTCTGTCACATATGAGGTTGTCCCTGCAGACCAAGTGGGATTAGAGGTATAAGTAAACTCATTCTGACTCAAATTACACAAATATCTCATTTCATAAATCGTGGCTTGTATTTCCGTTTCAATATTACCATAAAAGAAATATTCATCACCAAAATTCAGCACATTACCAGTTGCTCCTACTGTGGTTAAATCAATATAACTTCCCAAGTTATAAGTAGATGCTGTAGAATATAACGTGTTGGTTATAACAAAAGTAGTTGCACTCAAGTTAGTTTGATTTATTGTTGATGAGGGTAATTGTGAAGTTACATTTATTATTTTCCAAGCACTAGGGTCGGGACGAGTATCTCCACTTACTTTTTGACAAATAATTTCAAATGCATCATAATCATTCAAATTAGGTAAACAACCAAATTCGTTTCCGAAAGTAACAGAAAAATTTTGAGTAACCGCATTACAAGTAGGATTAGGTCCTTGTAATTTTTGGTAGTAGTTACAATGTAATGAATTAGTAAATGGAGATGGTGCGTTTGTTGTAAACCTATATGTAATATACATATATTCATTTTCATTGGTCAATACTCCTGTCTCAGCTCCGTCAGGTGTTATTGTTGCAACCCTTGGTGCTGTTAAAGTCCAATTTCGATTGGATTTGTATGACAAAGCGGCGACTATTTCCTCATCATCTAATACAATTATATGTAAATCAGGAAAGACCTTACCTATTCTACTTGGGTTACCGTCAGGATTTGCATATGTGTCCCACAAATGATAGTATCTATGACCAGGAATATTCATATCATTATTCAAGTTTGAAGTAAGGTAATGTTCTTGGAATAGATTTTGACTTTCAAATCCAGATGGGTCAACATAAAATGTCTGACCTGAACAACATACCCCGCTTGATTTATGCCACCCTAAAGTTGGTATGTGTAATCTAAAATTGCGAGCCATTCCAACAGTATTTGTTATGTTTTCAGGGTCATATGGTTCTAATGCGAATTTTTCTCCATAAACAAAATCAATAGTGTTATTAGTGTAGTGAATTATTGCTATTGTTTTTTGGTCTTTTCCTTTTACGGTTATTTGGTCACCTAATGAATTATAATAGTAAACAGAACTACTATCAGTTTGACCTGTACTACTACTGTATCCAAAATACTCCTTACTACCTAAATAATTGACCGAACCAAAATTTGTATAATCCTTATAAACCGCTCCGTTTAAACCGGCAGGAGATTCACTCCAAGGAATATTCATATTCCAAATATTTACGTTAAATAAATCTATATCACATACTGATTGAAAATTCAAAACGTCTTGGTTCCAGTGTTCTTCAGGGGTCGCACTATCATAAAAATTAGTCATTCCTGAGGGATAAACTAATATTCTAGCATTACCTGTTGAACCTATATATGCATAGTTTACAACATCTCTATCTAATGTAAGTGTATTACCAGCAACATTTACAATCCTATAGGTTAAAATAGGATTACAACTTTGGAATGACAGTAAGCAATTTCTGTCTGTTGGTGGTACTGGCGGACAAGGATTATATGGTGAATATGGGGGTGAACAAGTTCCTGAACTTGGAGTATAGGTACAGTTACAACTTGTGTCTGTTTGGTAATAAATTGTTATAAAATCGCCAGCTGAAAAAGTATAAGTTGAGGCGGTATTACATACGTTTTCACTTACTGTTATGGTGTTTTGGTTGAGACTCAATGTTGATATATCGACTTCATAATTTGGTGTTTTTACATACTCACTTCCTGTCCTTACATACCAATTTGTTGGTAAGGTGGTTGTGTCGGCACTGAAAAAACCTCTCATGGGTGCAACATTATATACGTTAGATATAACCGAATCCATGAATGGTATTCCATAAGTTGAGCCAGCATTACCATCAACATAATATGGGTATTTTATATTTTGAACGTTTGCCGATGGTATTGGTGCACTATTTGCCGAATTAAAAGAGGGTTCTAAAATTACTGTATTAGTCTGGTCAAAATTAGAAATCACATTATATGAAATCTCACTATCACCTATTTGAAAATAACTTATATTGAAGCTTCCTTGAGACATTTTTTCTCTGCCTGTGTCAGTAATTCTTGTATTGATTAAGCCCGAAGTATTTTTGAGTATGTATGCCATCGATAATAAATATCTTAATTTATTTTATTTAACCGCGTTAGTTTGCATCTGTGTTGAGGTGGATGCGGTATTACTTATATTACAACAACTACAACCTGTTATTTGTTTATTTATAAGCCTTACAGTGTCCAAAGATTTCAAGATACAAACGTTACCTACCGCCGCAGTTTTGTTTACTTGAACCTGAATTGTTCCTGTAATACTATCACTACCTGAAATACTAATCCCATTGTACTGTTTAGTAATACCAGAACTAATTAATGTTGATTGATTTGGTGGACATGTTGATACTGCGGTAGCACTTTGTGATGTAGTAATTGTTGGCGAAATGACTTGCGTAACCCCATTTTTCTTAATCGAAACGTTAGAAATTACATTACCTCCATTTGAAACGGTTGTTTGTAAAATATTTTCAGCCTGTAAATTAAAAGATATCGTGGTATTTGCGGGTAGTGTTGTGACTACATTACCATTTACGTCTCTTACTTTAACTGTGAAATTTAACAAACTATTACCAGGGTTTTGAGGTACAATATTCGTATCAACTTCTAAGGTATATGTGTTGGTTGTGGGAGGTTGAGGTATTGTAACTTGTTGTTGTAATGTGGTTGAGTTACCATCTTGTACTGTTATTGTATAACTTCCTGCCGGTAAATTAGAGAACAATGGACTTGATTGTGTTGTTAATCCACCATCTTTAGAATATGTTACAGGTGATTGACCGTTTAATATGTTAACAAAAATAGAACCTGTCAATGGTGTTGATTGGCAAGTTGGTGGAGTAATTGTAGCATTTTGTAATGTCATAATTGGGTTACCACAAACCCCATTTGTCATGACCGATGTAGTACCAGGACTTCCAAAAGCAATAAATGACCCCAAAGGAACTGAGGTATTTGATGAATTTCTCAATATAACAGGATTTACACCATCTCCAATCGGCATTTGAACTTGCCAAAAAGATGTTCCCTGTAAAGTTTGCCATGAAAGAACATATGGACCGTAAATCCATGTAAATTTATTATTTATTCTTGTATTGGAAGGGGTGAAATTGTAGGTGTAAGTTCTATTTCCTATAGTTACTTGTAAACACAAGAAAGTAGTATTCAGTCCACCTGAAGATGGTGTTGGTGAAGGTGTAACCGTAGGTGTAGGTGTTGGTGGTGCTAATGTACACACAGTAGTTGCGGTATAATCAGGACCACCGTTAGGCCAACTATAATCAGTTACCGTAACACTATATGACACACCAGGTACTGCATTTGTTAACACAGGTCCTTGGAATCCGTTAGCCCAAACGATTTTATATGGGGGAGTTCCACCTGTTACATTTATTGTTATTGTAGAGGCGGTAATGTTCGGTGAACATTCTATCCCCATCGGGAATTTAGTCACAACATCACACTCACTTGTCGCGGTAATCCTTATACATGGGTTTGAGGTAATACAAGTCGCACAACTTCCAAAGTTAGTAAGTGTGGAACCAACTGAAGTATATGTTGGTGCTCCTGGTAATACAGAAGATACAACTTGTGAACAACCTGTGAAATAGTTTGGTATTTGAGCGTAATAAACATTTCCTAAAGGTAAAGATGGACTCAAACCGGTTAGAATGAATGTGACACTACTATCACAACAGGATTTTAAATATGATATTGCCATTAAAATAACTTTTTAACAAAAAACATAATTCTGTTTTATCAGTTATAAATATTTGATTACCTATTTTATATAATAAGATTCGGTAAAAACCTAACAAGGATTAACTTCTGTACAGTCACTACAACTATTCATAGTAGGAAATGGAAAAACGGGTGATGAACTTGTATTGGTTAGGTTATTCCAATCTACTTGAACATATGTTTGGTCAGGGGTTTCGTAATTACTAATCACAACCGTACAACCAGTATATCCGGTTCCCGTCCCTGTTCCTGATGGTGGAATTTGTACATACCATGAAATGTTGGGGTCAAAGGTTGATTGAAATGTTTCATCAAATGTGAATGTATAATTACTACAACATGCACTAAAATAAGAAGGTGCCACCGAATCGTAACATTCTTGACAAGTGGGATATGGTAAACCATTAACTGTTAAAACTTCACCTATCTCATTTGTGAATTGATATCCTGAAAAATACCAACATTCGGGATATTCGTTCAAAGATACAACCTGACCAAAATTTAGAAAAGGATTTATTTCTGTGTATTTACATACAGAAAAATCGCTACATTTACAAAAAGTAAATAATACATTTCCAAAATAAGAACAAACAACCGGTACATTTTTTTCACAAGGAACGTTTGTTTCTATAATCTTCAAAGAAACTGCGGGAGCCCCACTGAAAAAATCAGGTAAAGGATAGACTTCTATTGGTGGAACATATGATGTGATAATATCGAGTAATTGGCAATTGTTACCTTGAAAATCGCATAGATAAATTTCATATGGTGGAGTTAATCCTGTAATCGATGATATTATGATATTTTGCATAACTTAACAACTTTCGCAATCAATGTCATAAACTACCTTAAGTTGAACTGTAACGTTTTGATTAGATAAAGCGTTTGTTGTTTCTTCACAAGAGGTATCTATTGTAATTGTATTTTCATTTGTGTTAACAATTACTTCGCCTACACCTGTAACCCCACTTAATAAAGTTTGAACTGTTGAGTACCATAAAGATTCACTTGGTACAGTATTTAATGTTGTTGCAGTATAAAAAGATTGTGTAAATGCGCTTCCCGCAACAGTGGTCACGGCCGAAAATATTGCAGAATTCATCAAACAGTTAGTACAACCTGAAGTTAAATCAATGTAACCTTCAACCAACATTTTAGATAAAGTTCTTTCGGTTACTTGTCCGGTTGAACTTATCACACTATCACATACGTTAAATAACGAAAAATTTGTTGCGTTGTAAGTTCCTGCCAAAGTAACCGTATTAGACTGAACGCACCCTGCATTGTCTTGTACTGTAAGGCTATAGGTACCGGCAGATAAATTAGTGACAGTCGTACCTGTTTGTCCATTGACATTAGATGACCATGTCAAAGTAAAAGGAGGTGTTCCTTGATAGATATTTGCAATTATTTGTCCGTTTGACCCGTTAGTTGAATCCGTTGGTATCAAAATAAAATTTACAGGTTCACTGTTACTTATTTCAAAGAAGGTTTGTTCTTGACATCTATTTTTGTCACTTACGTAAGCAATATAACTTCCAGGTGCCAAATTGTAGAATGTACAAGAACTCAATGGTGTGTTGTCCAATGTTTGGTCGTTATTCCCATCAACATCCTCTATCCAATATGAAAAGGTACTTGTGCCACCTGTTGATTTAGTTATAGTCACACTTCCATTATTATTACCACATGTTGTACCTGAAGTTTGAGTTGATATTGTAAATAACTGAGAGCTAGATAAACTTATTGATTGTGTATAAGTACAATTTCCATCGGTTATAGTTAAGAAATAAGTTTGTGGAGTTAGGTTAGTGAATGTTTTATTAGTCGATGTTGTCTCTGAAAAAAACGCTCCATTGGCACCACTCAAAGAATAAAAATAATTATTCGAATTTGTATTTCCGATTAATCCTATTGAAATAGCACCATTTGAGTTTCCACATGTTGGCGGAGTAGTATTAATTTGTCCTAACGCAAAACTATTAGATTGATTTATTTGTGTTGTTGTTGATACACTACATAATGCTGCGTCAGTAATTACTATGGTGTAGTTACCACCAGGTAAACCACTGAAAACATATGTTTGAGAATAACTTATATCGGTAAATGAAATCGATGGTATACTGTATCTATACGGTGGGGTTCCATTGAGTACCTGTAAAGTTATTTTACCATTATTATCGAAACAAGTTGGTGGTGATGTTGACACAAAACCTATACTCACTGGAAATTTTTCAATAACTTGTGATGTTACAGAAAAACCACAATCATTTGAATCGGTTACTGTAACCTCATAAAAACCAACAGTTAATCCGGTTATTGATGTTCCTGTTAGTGATTGACCTGTATCGATAAGATAATCTAATGTCGTACCAACTCCTTGCCATTTATATGTATATGGTGGAGTACCTGTCAAACCTGTTATAAAAATTTTCCCAACACCTGTTTCTACATTACCACAGTCAGCATCATTAACAATATATGTTCCGAAATTGACACCTACCGATGGTAATATTATGACACTTTCACTTCTTCCTGTACACCCACCTCCATCATCAGCAATAACATAATATTTTCCATACGGAAGATTATCAAATAAATAATTGTCATTGTCTATTTCAACTTCTCTAATAAAAGTAATATCTTCTTGACCTGGTGGTTGTGGTAATGGGACTACTCTACCATCATTATCCTCCAAATACAGTTTGATATTAACTGTACCATTTGTATTCTGAACCGTAGCCAATAAAGAACCATCAGAATTACCGCAAGTAGTGTTTACAACATCAGTTATATTGACACACGACGAACCTGAGGATATAGTAATACTTATGGTTTCTCTATTATTTTCAGTGGTGGCGGTAGGACTTCCGCAACTGTCATTAATTGTAAAAACATATGTCCCCGCAGGCACATTTAGATACTCTCTTTGACCATTAAAAACAGGAGTTTCGACTGTATTACCTCCACCTGGAGGCCATGGATTAGGTAATATCCAAGTAATACTCATTGGTTCTGACGTTGAGGATAGATAAAGTGTAAATCCCCCAGAACCGTTATTTTCACAGTCCCCTGTTACTGAAAATTGACTAAAATTATATTGACAAGACATTTATTAAAAACAATTAATTGAAAAATCTATTCCGACATTTATTTGGAACTCTGAATTTAAATTTAGACTATCACAAGTAACTGTAAATATTGTTACTTGGTTCCCTGATATTTCGTATCCTAAACCGTAACTGAATAAATTATCTAATTGTGATTCTAATGCAGTTAACCATTCGTTTGGTGTAGGATAACTATTTTCGAATAAATCTAATCCTACTCCTTCAAAAAATTTATAATTAATAATTTGAGTACCACCCAAACTTATGTTTACATACCAATTACTTGTTATGGTATTTACATCACAAAGAGGATTATTTGTATATTCAGATATTACATAGTTTAATACTTCTCCAAAATTATTTGATATATTAGGATTAGATGTCCAAGGATAAATATCACAAATCGTCGAAGCTTGTTGACAATCATATGTAAGAATTGGACCAACCAAAGTACACGGATTACAAGGGACAGGCACAATTTGACAACCTCTTTGTCTTCTCCAAACAAACTTTTGTCTGTGAAATGCAGAATTTTCAAATCTAGTACCTGCGTTCCAAATTGTAGTTGCGGGGACCATTTGTTCGACCAATCTAATCCAATAATCACCAATACCTTTTACATAGTTTATCATTTTTTGATAAGTGAATAGACTATCAGGTATTTCTTCAAAATTGATTGATTTTAAATATTTCCAATAAACTGACTCTAAGGTTGGGTACCCTCCTGTTTTACCATTTGTTATATACTGTCTGTCTCTAACATTTATCATGTTCTGCCAAAAGGTTTGTGCAAATTCAAAAAATGTTTTTGAAGCAGGGTTTGGGTCAATTAACGTTTTATCCAAAATAGTTGGATTTAAATATGTCGGACAATAGCAGTTTCCACTTATTGTAAAACCAGTTGATGGAATTGGGTAGTCATAATTTTGAGACAAATACCAAACATCGTAAGTGATTGCCTGACCTGGATTTAAGAACACCTCAACATTTTTAGCGTTTAAAACAAGTCTTTCGTCATCAACAAAATAAAATGAATTATTACCGTCAGTATTTCTTCTCAATCCTGTTTCTACGTCCACCCAACTTTTCTTATTGTCTTTTGTTCTAGTTAAAGAGAACCCTAAATCAGTGTACGGAAAATCTCTGAACCTATCAAAATATTTTTGACCGTAAGTGAAATCTTCTAACTTTGTTTGATAATTAGGATTTTGACCTGTGAAGGTGCTTGATGTTGCATCAAATACTTCATTTGACCTGTGTTGTGGAGTTTGTTCAAACCAACCGGCGCCTTTTTGAAAGAAGAAATCTTCTGTGTCTTCGGGAGCTTTAGGATATCCGTTTTCATCAACGGGGAATTCTTCCCTTGTCAAATCAACGTCCAAAATGGTACTTTGTGATGTAAATCCTGTGAATGTTCTACCTAATACTCTAAAAGTATTTTCTGGTTCTAAAACAGGTAGTTCAATCGCGAATGTTCCTCCTGAAATTTGAGCATATTGTTGATTGAATTGTTTCATGTTGATTCTTTGGTCGGCAACATATATATACTCATTAAAATCAACTAAAGCGTCAGGTGCTCCTATTAATCTCAGTAGATTTTGAATCGACTGTCTTGTACCTTTTGATTTAAAAAGATAGGCGGAATTTAATATTAAATTTCTATAAAATTGATAATTAAGTTCATCAGGTGTTGGAGCAACCGGTACTCCAGCAAACTGACTTGGGGTATTTGTACCAAAGACTGAACTTAAGAAGGATTCATTTGTAATGGGTGATATTGATGCCGGCCAACCAAGTGTTTGTGATAAATTTTTGAGTAATTGTGATGGTATATCATTACTAATATTATAATTTACCGAATTCATATAAGCCAACGCATCTATAAATTTCTTAACTTGGTCAAAACTTCTACCATATAATTCCAAAACTTTGGTGATTTTTTGGTCATCAGTATCGAAGTCTTTGAACGCACCTGTTGTTAAAAATCTTACAATTAATTTGGTTTTAAATGTGTCGTAGTTTTCAGCAATCGCATTTAAGTTTTCTATATAAGTATTGAAACTAGGGGTAACTATATCTAAGTTCCAAGGACCGTACAATGGCCATGTAACCGAATCGCTTGTCAAAAATGTAGTACCATCATCCGCCTCTTTAACTATTGAAAAGTAAGAAGTATAAATCGGTAAACTTTTCCTATTAAGAATGAATTTTTCTACTTCGTCAAAATCTTGACTGAAAACTCGGTCTGTTACATTAGGACTAGGTCTGATATTAAGATTATCATAGGAAATTGATTGCCCTGAGAATGGGTCACCCTCAACTTGAATTATAAGTGTGCCGGTTGTGAGACTTTCTGTGGGGGTAATAAACGAAACCAAATAATTGTTCCCGTTCAAATATAAACTATATTTATTAGCATTTTTAACCATATCTCTCAATGGTGAAACTGGTGTTTCCAAAAGAGAAAGGTTTCTTGTTGAGTTTACAGTAAAGTCAATTCCAAAAGGATTGAGGATTGTTGATACATCTATTGAGAGAATTGTTTGGTTAGTTTCTGAATTATAAGATATGTTAGTTGCCGTACTACCTGTGGCAAAATTTTTCCTATTGAAAAAAACATCTATTGATGCTGGAAAAAAATTTAATATTTTAGTAAGTGAAACCGCAACTCTCTTTACCAATGAACCATACTGTGAAAAGTTAGTAACTTGACTTAAATCAAAATTTGGATATACTTTAAAGTTTTTTTCTATTATCACTTTAGACTCTTCAAGAGATGTCATTCCCATTGAGTCTAAAGTAATTGGTTCTGAAAAAGTCCCTACAACAAACTCTCTATTTGATTTTTCGGTTATGGAAACCGTGAAATCAAAATTACCTTGAGTTAGTCCTCCACCATCTACTATCTGAAATCCAACCAGATTATCTGAGAAGGTGTTATCTGCGGTTGCTTGTTGCGGTGGGCAAGTATATTTTTTAGCCATTATTCAGTAATGTTTGTAAAGTTTTTACTGTAATCAATATTATCCCCTCTATCTTGTCTAACTTCATATAAAAGACTATTAAATTCGTCTCGTACTTCATACAAGTTGTATTGTCTGAAAATGTTATTGTCCGTATCATACATAGTGTAAATACCATCTTCCATAGATTTTGTTTGGTTTCCAAGTAAAGCAATTGCTAATGTAGAGATGTCGTTTTCTACGATTTCTACTTCAATGGTTATTGGATTGAAAAAGGTATTAGAGATAATGACGTTTTGATTCGGTTGACCGATAAATGGTGTGGCATTTGGTTTATTTGTTGGTGATGACGATGGTGATAAAGTACAAAACAATAAATTTGTAGAACCATCAACATATCTATATCTAATTGATTTTTGTGAGCTGTTAACTTGGTTTTCCAAAATAGGTTCACAGAAAAATGAAGAAGTTATAATTCTGAAAAAGTTTGGTATTTTTGTTCCGTCAGAATTCAAATACTCCACTCTAAAACCTACAAGACCCTGAGCAACAAATTTATTTCTAAATTGCGATGGGACGGCATCGATGTTAAACACAAGTCCTTTCACATTAGGTAGCGCCGACAACACACCACAATCAGTGATTGTCGTTCTTATCTCTGCCGGTCTTATATAGATGTTGTATATACCAAGTTGATTGAACACATTACTTGGTAATTTTAAATTGTATAAACCGCCCAAAATTTCCACCCCAGCATTTCCTCCTGTATTTTCATTATTAAAATATGGTGTTAGAACTTCTTGAGCGTTCAATGTTGTTAGAATAAAATTATCGGTCTCGTCTCTACTTTCAGTGTAATTCAATATTATTTGTACATCTTCTGGTGAGACATCAGCGGGTCTTATGGTTCCGTAGGTTCCTGTAGCCATTTTATTTTTTTATTATAAATAGTTATGTTTGATTTTTTGTAACTTTGAAATATTTGTATCCGTAAGATGCCAATCCTCCTATCGTAGACACTTCGCCTAATCTTCTTATTTTTTCAAAAGGTGAGACCTTTCCTCGTTCGATGTATACGTTTGAAAATATTTGAGGTTCATCTACGACGTTCAATAAAGTTTCATCTTTGGTTATTGCAGTCATTATTAAATTATCAGATGTCAGTCCTGATGAGGCAACAACATAAATTGATGTACTGTCAACAAAATCGTAATAATCAATACCATTGACTTTATAACTTACTGATAATCCATCATTTGATTCCCCTTTGTAAATACCTACTGTACCGCTCGAACCTGTTATTGTTTGGTTCAATTTAAATGACCTTCCGTTTTTACTAACATTACCTTTATACTGCGCCAAATCATTAAGTGTTGACACCGTATAACCTGTTATAATGAATGGTATTTGTGTGAAATCGGAACCTAAATAATCATTTAAGTTAGGATTTGAATCTCCTGAAAAAATGTAGTCGTATGAAATTGGTATACCTGACCAACTACCCCCTTGTGGTACAAAATAAGCAGTACCGTTTGGATTTGGAATTGTTGTTCCTGTAAATGGAACATATATTGTTTTTTCTATGATGGATAAACCAAAAGAAGTCGAACCAGTCATTGTTATCTTGTAACTTGATGGTGTCGAAGGGTATGAATGAGATACGTAATTTGGGGCAAAATTAGTTATAGTTTGTATCGGTGAATTATCACCCCAATTAACTTTAAAAGTTGACCCTTTTAGAAACTTTTTATATTGTTGGTCTGAAGTATTATATAAATAAACAGTAGAGGCGTTAGGTCCGGTTCCTGATGAAAAAACAAAATTTGTGATAACGTCTTTTTGTAATATAGCGCCATCAAATACTGAGTAATAACCGATATCTATGGTATTTTGTGTGAATAAAACAGGTATCGTTAATCCAGTCATCAATGATGTTCCACTTGTCGCACCTGTAACAACTTGTGACATTTTCAAATAAACATTTGTTTGTCCTGTTGTGAAATAAAAATTTTCAGTGTAAGATGTGAAATCACAACACGCCTCATCTATCGTGTATGTAACACCTGTTGACGCTGTGTAGATGACAGTTCTGAAATCACTTTTGATAACTTCAGGAGAAATTTTGATATAGTATTTTTGGTCTTCCATTATGGATTAATATATTCATACCAGTTTATAGGATTAGATGTTTTTCCTACTCTAGCAGGACTTGAACCCACTATATCAAAAATTTCATATGTAAAATCACTATAGTTCATAACTACTTTGTAAAAGAAATATTTCTCTTCACTAAAAGTAAATTTACTTGATTGTAATTGTGGTGAACCTTGGCTTCTTGTAATCATACGAATGAACTGTCCCGTATTTGCATTGAAGAATTTTGCAGACATATAGAAAGTGTCTATGTTGTAAAAATCCCTTGATTTTAACCAATAGAAAAAATAACCTTCTTTTTGATTTACATAATCTAATGTGTAAGTAGGTATACTAATATTAACATCAGGAAAGTATTCTGAAATTGAAAACTTAGCATCCGAACTTTGGTTTGCGGGTAATATAATTGAAAAATAGTTTCTTTGTGTCGCAAGTTTGTTGGTATCATAAAAGTCCAACTTAAAAAAAGATTTCAGAAATGGTTTTGTCGTATAATAAATTTCATTGTTGGTAAAACCCATAGGTAGATAAGATATACCCCAATCATTGTTTGTTGCTGATTGGAAATTATCTGTCGACCCTGTATAAAAGTGAAAATTATATTTAACTTGAGTTTCGAAACTATTAGGATATTGTTTGTTTGCGAACCTTGCGAGTTCGAAATCTTTTGGTTGTCCAATTGCTTTTTCTACCGCCTGTTGTTGAAACACATCGAGACTATCGTCTTGACCATACATGTCCCATTTTATCTCTATTGGTATGTCAATTTGTTTACCCAAATTAGACCTCAATATTTTATATTTACTCACAGTCATCTGAAACAGGTTCTATTGGTGCGGTTATAGTTGATATCGAAGTAGAACCTTCAGGTATCAATCTGAAAATAATATTTTTGAATGGGTAGTGAGCTCCGTTCAAAAAGGGAAAATCCGAACCAACTCCGTCAGGGTCAATATAACCATATGGGTATATATCTCTCCAAAAGAAAGTTTGTGTGGATTTATTATAAATAGCCCAATCAGGTATTTCACTTACCTTTGCAGGGTCACCTTCTTCTATGTATGACGAAAAATATTTAATCGTCATCGAATGATGTGGTTGATAATAAAAACCAAGTGGATTTTGTGGTGTTGATTCACCTGTTATATTGATATTAAAAACATTATCATTATAGGTTATTTTGTGATAAATGTTTGAAACCACCCTTTCTTTATATTCGAAATCATTCCATTCACAAAAGTCACCATCCAATACATCACCAATCTCTAATGGCGTATTATAGTAAAATGTTCTCGGTAATGAATTTGTGGGTGTCTTTACATAAGATGCAGTTTCAATACTTGACACATATGAGTTTGAATCCGCGACTGAGGGGTCGTTTGTCCACCATTGGTCAGGTTTTTTTTCATATAGTGGTAAATTGAAAGCCCATCCTTGCCTCAGTGATTTTTGTCCTAATGTTGGTTTATTTGTCCATCCTAAATAACCAATCCATTGGAATGTAAAAAATAACTCGGATAGAGGTCTTTTTTGATTGTCAATTAAATTTGAAATGGTTATGTTATCTAAAAAATTAAGATTGTAACTTTGGCTTCCTTCTTTGACCGAAACTCTTGATATATTATTTGGGGTAAGCGCCGATGGCTCATATTGTTTGATAACTTTAAATGGGTTCAATTCAAACCCTGAATTGGTTAAAACTGCGTCAGAGTTTTTTGTGATAATTTTTTGTCTCCTAACATAGTATTCTGACCTTGTTGATTCTACATTATTCTCATCTATAACTCTTTTGAAGGTACCTGTAACTCCTTGAGCAAATGTAGTTCCTGTGTAACCAAAATCGGGGATACTGAAAACAAAATCTTGAGAACCGAATGTTCCATCACCTAATCGAGTTACTTGAAATACGTTTTGGTCTCCATATGAAAATGATAATTCTGCGAATTCGTATATACTTAACCCGTGTTTACCTAAACATCTGAATGATATTAAATTTTGTCCGTTAAATGTTGAGTGAAAAACAACGAAAGGTATTCCATTTATAGAGTTCCAGTTTAATCTTACTCCTGATTTGGGTTCCACACCTGTCATAAACCTCTGAACATTATCATAAGCATAGCTCAAAAAGAAATTCCAATTATATGATGTTGCACTAGTACTAACAAAATTTATATGTCCATTAGTATTTGGTTCTGTGTATCCATCGGTGTCGTTATCAGTTCTTGATAAATCAAACTCATTATATAACGGATATCCTGACCAATAAACATCCGAATTACCGGAGTCACAAGCCTGTCTTGTTGACGCAAGAGCATTAACATAAAAAAGATTTTCGGTAAATGGCGGATAGTTTGTTTCACCAACATATGTGTTTTTGAACAAGTAGGTAATTTTTACTGATGGTCTGAATAACGTTGATTTTTCTCTCTCATTTACATAAACATCGTACAAATTTATTTTCTGACTTCTATCAAATTCAGTTAATAACTTGGTATTTTGTACGAACGGAACATTTAATGTTGAGGTCAGTACAGGTGCTGACTTGTACCTTAACTGACTTAAAACTATTCTAACATTTGATTCTCTTCCCATTTTATGCTAATCCCTCCGTATCAATCCATTTAGCAGAAAATCTATCAAAAGCACTTGAACCTTTAACTAAACCGAAATAAAAGTAATACGGTGCTCCCATTAAATATTCTTTAGGTAATCCAGGTTCCGGGTCGTAATCCAATTGTTCTGTATATGGATTATCTAAATTCTCCACATTATAAATCCACCCTTTATTATATTTGATTATATTGTTTGAACCGGGTTTGAATAGTTTACTATCATCACCATAAGGTAAAAGTCTATCTATTGATTGATATCCTGTTGTGTAATCTGTGAAGGTCCAATCATTTGATTGCGCCCCAAATATATTTGACCTTGTATTATTATCATTAATATTCCAAAGATAAAAAGGAACATTCTGACTGTTGATTGGAAAACTGTCATATCCGCAAGATGAACCAATTTGAGCATTTTCGTTATATGTAACCCTACCCGGTGATATAAAATCACGTCTTTGTTCATCACCATCATACATTATACCTGTTACAACGTCCTTTGGACTACCGAAATTAGTTCTTAGATATAAAGCGGAACTAAATTGAGTACCAGGTGGTGGTTCAGGATAATTCTCGGGGTCATACGCATCAACTCCGAACTGTGAATTTGTGGAAATTAACTGCGAAAAATCTCCGTCAATAAACCTTTTCTTTCTTGAGTCGAAGAAATTCATTACGCTAGCCCCTCTTGATTTGAAAACATTTGTAAATGATGTGTTCGCCAATCTTGATAATACAAAAATGTTCAATAATTCTGATGTGTCTCCAAAAGTAGTTGAATCCAAAGTATCCATGATGTATCCTTCCCACTGTCCACTTTGTGATAGAAATTTTTGTAATTCATCTCTTGGACCCAAATTCATAATTGTGGTCGGATACATATGATTTTTTCTATTTCCCTGTGGTAATGAAAGATAAGTATTTCCTTCTCTTCCTATAAAACTACCTGTCCCATCACTGAATTTTTTATAAGGTGCGGACCTATAATAAAAATTATTGCTTCTTGGAAAATGGTAGACCATTTGGTCACATAACTTATAATATGGAGAATTAGGGGGTACTTCGTTAGGACCGGTAAAATTCCTTTTTGATTTGAAAGGTATTGAGTATAAGGAACCATTGACCCAATTATTTACAAACAAATGAGAGAATACTTCTCTACATGCACCGAAATTTATATTTATTCTTGATGTCCACTCATTTATTAATTCTCTGTCATTTTTTACGTTATCTTTTTGGTTATATGGTGGTCTAACTAATGAATAACAAGAACCTTCAACAAAAAATTGTGTGTTGAAGGTATTATTGTCTCTATCAGTATAAGAGGTAAATGTGCAAGTTCCGGTTGGTGCTATCTGTACACTTTCACCGTTAGCGGTCGGTGAATAACAGTTTAATGGTACCAAAGACCCACAGTTAAATGAATCCAATAACTGCGATATTTGATTTGGTAATTCATCAGGGGCTGCGGGTTCAGGGGGGTCACTAATTTGGAACGTCAATTGTGCGGGTTGGGAATCACCACTGGTTACAATTCCTTCAATTGGTACTTCATATATTTTGAAATTACCGTTGGCCATACCACCAAATGAATTCGGACCTATTCCTTGGTATACATCTGATGTTGGCATTCTGTCACTTCTCATTACTATTCTTTCTGCGTTTGACATAGAAAATGTGGTCTCGGTGTACTTGCGAGAATAGTAAATTGGTTGTATTTTCAAAAACCTATAAATATTTAGAGCAAGATTGTTTGTTAGTCCGTTATCCAATGCCTCACCTATTAAACACATAAATGGAATTCCTTCAACAGGTTCACCGACTTGATATGACCACAAAAATCTTTTTTCTGTACCATTTTCCACAGGACTAGGTGGGCCTAAAATAACATCATTTCCTTGCCATTCAGTTCGTCCATAAAAATTGTTCACTCCAATTCTCAACCCTCTACCACTGTTTTGAGCCGTAAATGTATAATAGTTGGAGGTTTGTCTCAATACACTAGGTTGTATATCGGATTGGAATATGGGGTCAGGATATCCTGCCAACATATTAACATTAGAATCATCCTCTGATGTTTTTATGTAATTAAAAACAGAAGTAGTGTTGAACGGTTCCCACTGTTGTTGACTTGGTTTAAAGTGATAAGATTTGAAAAATAATCTACCTTCAGAATAACCATTATCTTTTTGGTTTGGTTCGTTGTTAGTCCCGATATTGTTGTGTTTTACACATCTATGCGCCCTATCAGTAGCGGTATTTTGTGAACCACTCGTAATTACCGTGTCACCAAAATCTAAACCATCATTAGGTTGTAGAGGTATATTCATTTTAAAATTACCCTCAACAGTATATGACCAATGATTTTGTTTACCAAAAATCCTACCTAATCCTATTTTCATAGGTTGAGCAGTAGAATGGGGGTCAACACCCCTCATAAGAATTGTCACATAAACACTTCCCTTGTCTTGATAATTGGTGTATGGTGAAGGAGCGAAAGCCCAATTCCAAGTGAAATTATTACCAAATCCGCCAGTGGTTGCAAAATACCTACCTTGACCAATCATTGTTGATTGTGAGAAAATTCTATTGTAGTAAGCAAAACTAGTCATATCATCTCTTGCATCATAAGTACCACCCCAAAAACCTTCGTCAATAAATTTTTGAGCTTTTTCTGAATATAAAACTTGATAATATTCTAATCCTGTAGGGAATCTCAAAAATTGATTGTCTTGACTATTACCTGATATATTATACTTAGTAATTAATCTTTTACCCGTCAATGGGTGAGTATGACTAACTCTGATTTGAGATATACCATCGTTAACTGAAGAACCTGTTGTAGAATAAGTTCCAAATTGATTAATTACATTACCTGATAGATTCAAGTCTCTATAATCTTTTGGGTTGTCAAATGTTAAAAGAGTTTCTTTGGAGTATGGTTCCTCTGTGAATAGTATTAATACACTATCGTAATGGAATCCTTGATTGTCGTAGTTATTTATGAGATTGTTTACTAGTAAAGTCTGCGAATATTGCCCGTTTGGACCGAGTTGAAAATCTGGCCCTAAATTAGAAATGTTATTAAGGTTTTTATTAAAACAAACTTTAATTTGATTAGTCCCACCTCCAGCATAGTATGTTTGTGAACCGAAACCTACTTGATTGAGTAACGATTCTTGATTTGTCGGAACTTTACCCCTGTTTAGACCACTTCCGAAAAACTTACCTTTAGCATTTTGTAACGTAATTCTTTCGTGGAAAGGTAAATTTAAAGGAAAATAATAATCGGTTGTAGATTGAGATGGGTCAAACAATTCTTCTCTAGTAAATAAAAGGTCCGCACCTGTTTTAAACAACCAACCATAATTGGTATTATTAGGAAAATATCCTGCGTGAAAGGTTTGAACTAAAGGTGTAAAGTCGGTTGAGCCATTTTGTATGTTTGTTTCATAATTTGAACCGTTCAATATATCAGCCAAAACACTGTTGTTTCTGAATTGTGCCTGTTGTTGAGTTGGAAACACACCAAGTGGGAGTCCTCCCGCAGAATCTGGCGGTTTACAATCACATAATTCACAATCAGGAAACGTATACATAGGTAAATTAAATCCTGTCAATCCGGCAATCAATCTTTCTAAATTACCTATAGGTTTACTTAAACTAAAAAGGTTTTGTTTATCATCAACAAAAATCAAAAATTCCAAAATGTTGGATAATAGTTTTAAAACTACGTGCAAAACTTTTACGAATATTTTGAGAAGTATTGAAAGAAATATTATTAATATAGAAAATAATATAAAAAGGAAGTCAGGTTTAAATTGTGCATCATTGGTCGGAAATTTATTACTCGTACTATCGCACTCTGTATCAGTTATATCTTTTATCGCCGAATATCTCCTATTTAGTGCCCCTTTAGTAAATCTAGTTATGAGTTGAGATACTGTATACACTCTATTGTAAGACATTTTGAAAAAAGTGTCTTCGCAATTTATTGCCGCCTCTTGGTCGGCATAGTCGTCCCAATTTAAACTGAAAGCATATGACCTCTCAACTTGATATTTTTTATAGGGTTCTATATAGACCACAATATCAGCAACTGTAATTGGCGGTGTTATATCTTTGAATATAATAGATACTGATAAGTTGTCTCCAGGTTCTACTATAATGTTATTTTTTTGAGGTATCGCTACGCCATTAAGTGTAAAAAACAAATCCTCTACATTTGTTTTACTTTCAATTCTTACAACACCTTCATATGGTAATAAATCTAAATACTGAACCTGTTGTGTGTTTGCAATTCCTAAAGGATTTTCTATTTGTGCAAATTGTAATGTTTGTGGTGTTTCCAACTCATTCACGTAGAATTTGTCATCAAAAGGGTCATCTTGAGTGTTATCCCATCCATACTCTCTTATATTAGGAACCATAAAACTACCACGTCTTATTGTTTTTTTTTCGTCTTTACCTTGGTTCCATTTTATTTTGAATCTATATTTGGAATTTGTTGGTATTCCTTTTCTTTCGTCGTTTGAAAAAACCTGTTCCCCGAATTCATTTGTAACAATATAATCCAAGTTCATGGGAATATCTAACAACCATGTTCCATTATCGTCAATTACATTTCCGTTATTTTCTAACTCATATTCTTCTAATACGGGTCTACCAAATGGGTCTTGTTTAATTGTCTGTCTGACCGCTAGTATTTGACCCGGTCCCGCATATAATGAACACATCGAACCTGCAACTAATGGTGGTTTACATTTTCTTTTTATTGCACCTTTGTCGGAATCAGAAAAAATAGAACCCATGAATATTGCAGCGGGTTTTATTTCAATGTTTTTAGCCTTGGTCAAATCCGTGTCGGCTCTTGTGATAGACACTTGACACAATTCTTCATCACCCCAAAGTGGACTTACGCTTACGTCCTGAACCAAAGTAACAAGTTGTGGCAATGAATCTAGATTTTCCGAAGTATCAAATTTAGTACCATTAACTTGATTTTCTGTAGCAATACCTAATCTTATCAAGTCCTGTGGTGATTGAGAAAAAGGTCCAATATCCGATAAATCAACATTTAATACTAATTTTTGAGACCCTACAGGCACTCCAAAAATCATGAAGTCACCACTATCATTTGTCGTCACAGAAAACTTATAGTATTTGTCATATATTTCAACAACAACAGGATTTATAAGTACATCTTCTAAATCAGGAAAAGAACCTGTTGCCGCATGACCAGGATATGATGGTTTGTATGGCAGTAAATTATATTTGTAACCATCCTCATTTGTGTCGGTTACATTTTTATAAGGGTAAAGTGTACTTATAACAGGATTTAGTTCGTCTTCATCCGTAAGTGGTATGAATATAGAAAGTTTAGCATTAGGAACACCAAAACCATCATTGACTGAAATTCTACCGACTACAACTCCGTAATCAGCACATTGTCTTACATATAATTCTTCTTGTGATAGTTTAAGAGATAAAATTTCGATAAATTCAAAATCTTGGTCTAAATTAAATGTGACTGTTTTGTCCTTACCTACCTCTGTTCTTATTCTTAATGATTTTGACATCCAATACTTTTTGAATAAATAGTTTATAATCTATTTTCAAAAAATAGTTCAACTAATTAAAAAATAAATTTATTAACTAAAGTTAACTGTTTTGAGATTTTTAACCCTAACAGATATGTCTTTACCAGGAAATCTAACTTGATATGTTTGTGTTGGTTCTGCGAATATTGTTTCATCAATCAACTCTATTTGTTTAGTATCTGAATTAGAATATCTTTGAGAGGTTTGAGATGAGGAATATTGTCCACCAACTTGATTAAATACATCGATTTGTGCAACCGTTACTACTCCATTTAGGTTTTGAATATCTTTTCTTATTTCTGAAACATATATATTTTGACCCATTTCTCTGACTGAAGGTGCGAAGTAATTTGTTACAATATCAACTATTTGTGTAATTATTGTCCCTTGGTTTTGACCTCCATCCAATACAACGTATATATCAAATTTTAAATCTATTACTTGAGCACTTTCTATCGATACATAATCATTAATCATTCTATAGTTCGATAAATAATTCGCTAAATTAGATTTCAATGTATTGGATATAACATTTGTTAGTTTACCTGTGGAATCATATGATAAACATTGAACTTTTATTTTGTTATCTTGTTCTGTAATTGCAACTTTTGCTGGAGCTCCGAACTGTGAAGGCATTCCTCTAATTATAGACTCATAATCATTTATTGTTACTGCTCTTTTTTGTGCCGCAAAATTATAAGTAACATAATTTCTCACTTCTTCTACCGAGGGAACATTTGCCCCACCAATTGCCGCTGTAGTATTAGTACAATTCAATGAATTAATAACTGAGGTATTTTGGGACTGTGACGGCCCATTGACCGCGAAGTTTATAGTACCCAATTGGTTAATTACACTTACACCAACATTACTTCCTAACCCACCACCAACTCTATACTGTATAAATAATGTTGAGTTCGCTTTTAAAGTACTACCCAATGATAAATTATTAGAATATTTTTGTAAATTGAGTGGATTACCTGTTGCCGCAAATTCTCTTAACTGCTCATCAGAAGATTGACTACCACCACCAAAAGTCATTTTAAAAAACCCTTCGGGTGTAAACTCTGTTATAAATTTGTTACTTGTAGAAATATATTTTCCAACTTTAATCCCTGGTTGGTCTGTGGCTTTAGTTGGGTCTTCTACAAATACTTTATCTTGAATTAAGGCATCTACTTCATACCATTTATTGTTTGTACCCAAAAATTCTTGGTCTGATGGTACATTTGCATACTGAGTTCCGTCTTTGAGTATGACGCTTGTGACACCTAAAACATTTTTTTCAGGTAAGAAAATTTCTAAGAATGGCACAACATCATTTGGTAACACAGTCTTTTTGAAAACTTTTGTAATTCCATTTACGACCGTTTCTCTTTTGGTAATTGTATAGTTTAATATGATTCCATTTGAATCCAAATTTGGAATTTTGGTCCTGTTTGGGAATCCTTCATTATTAAAGGGTGATGAAAAATCGATGTCATATACCGTTTCAAACGTTTGTCCAGCACCTTGTACTTGTGAACCTCTTCTTAATATACCACAATACCTTATATCTTCTTTGTCACCAAAAGCGGGTACAATAATAGAAAAATCTACTAATGCAACCGATGGTCTTTGACCCGGTACTTTTAATCCATATGTTCTTGCTAAGTTATATATTGAGGACCTTTGTTGTGCATATTGTAGTACTGTTTCTTGGATACTCCTATCTATTTGGAATTGTAAGTTATCTGATACCGCAGCATTCAAGTCTAACAAAACTGAAAAAATAGACGCATCATTAACATTAGCTAATAAATCAGGATAATATGTTCTAACAAAATTTATTAATTCAGTTCTTATCGATTGAAAATCTCTGACCGTGTATGAAATTTTTTTATTTGCCATGTTTTTAAATATTGATTATAATGAAATCACTCGATTCGAATGTATTTGTGGTTACAACAAAATCTATTTTTACTTTTGCGGTATGTTCTTTGGTACCAATACCAGGTACTCTAAAAACCCTTTCATCACCTGATATAACCGTTCTATTTTCAGACTCTTCCTCCGTTGAGGCATCAAAAACTTGTAAAGAAGTTATTTTAAGATTAGGTATGTATTTTTGTACTGAGTCCCTTATTTCCGCTTCTATTTGAGAAAAGGTCGGTCCATCGAGTGGTTCAAAAATGTATTCCAATAATCTAGTTCCAAAATCAGGTAAAAAATATCTTGTACCTTTTCTTGTTAGTAGAAGATGAATCAAATCAGTTCTTAATTCATCTTTAGGTGTTGTTGATAAACTTAAATATCTACCGTCTTTAGAATCATTAAATGGGAAATTTATTCCGTATGTTATTTGATTTGCCATACCTATAAATATAAGGTGTTAAATTTTGTTTTCTTTAATATCATAATAATAACTATCCCCATCCTCAGAAATCCATCTATCTGAACTTGTTTCAACCGATGGTAATGAATTATCAACTTTTATGTCTTTTAAATTCAGTGGAAACTCAGTTGTTATCCAATTGGAATCTTTCCAAAATATTCTGTTATTTGGTTGACATAAAAGATACCCATCGTCTGACACAAGTAAATGACCACACTTATAATCAGATGGTTCATCTGAGTAAGCATTATCAAACCAATCTATTGTCATCATATATGTCACCCAAACTTTTGATTTATCTTTTAATAAGACCTCAGCCCTTTTACCTTTCAAAAATTCATATTCCGTTATACTAACGTTTTCTGAAAAACAATCCCATAGTTGTTTGAAATGAAATGGTATATCCTCGGTTGGTTCTTTAAGAAAAATCTCAGAAATTGGAACTCTTGACCTTAACATTCCATAATCTGTCATGACATGAAAAGTTAATATTTTACCTGATACAGATTGAATACCGAAGGCATAACCATTGTGGAACTTATCTCGGTCTTTATCATTTTTAGTGAAGTGGGATACTCTGATTAAGCACTTAAAACTTTTGATATTTTCGTTAAGTGTTGCCATTTTATTATAAATATCCCAAAACAAAAAATCCCGATTTCTCGGGATTTATGTTATGCTGAACATCCAAAACATTCGACCAAACTACTGTCGGGTCTTGGAGGTAAGTTCATTTTACTGTAATCAACATCAGGTAATGGTTGTGGTTTTGACTCTTTACTAATATCAACCGCCAAGTGTTTTGCCCCTGTTGATATAGCCTTTGTTCTAACGTAATAACACATAGTTTTTAATCCGTTTTCCCAAGCCCTAAAGTGAGATGAAGTGATTTTTGATACTGTTGGATTTGCCAAATAGATATTCATTGATTGAGATTGGTCGATAAATGGTGCTCTATCAGATGCCATATCAATTAATTCTTTTTGTGAAATCTCCCAAATCGTTTTGTATTTTTTCAACAAATGTTCAATTCTTTTTACTTTTTTGTTGTAGTTTTTATCCTCAGCGTCCAAGTATTTGTTGAAATTAATTGATTGGATTGAACCTTCATTTATAATAATTTCGTTTTTAACTTGTTCGGTCCAAATACCAATTTTTTCAAAGTCGGTAATTAGATATTTGTTAACAATCATGATTTCTCCACCAACAACTCGTCTGTTAAATAATGCTGAGTGAGCGGGTTCTGTCATTTCATAAGACCCTGTGATTTTAGCTGATGACGCAACTGGCATCTGAGCGGTGGTAAGTGAATTACAAACACCAAAGAATTTAACACTTTCTTTAAGTGAGTTCCAATCCCACATTCCTGACAAATCACTCTCATTTAATCCCCACATATCAAATTGGAATACTCCTTGAGACATTGGTGACCCTTTGAAGAAGTCATATGGTAAATATTCTGCGGTTTTGCATAAGTTATTTGATTCGTAAATCGCTCCGTAATAGATGGTTTCAAAGATGTTTTTATTTAGTTTCTTTGCTTCATCAGAAGTGAAAACATAATCCATTAAATAAAATACGTCAGCCAATCCTTGAGTTCCGATACCGATTGCTCTTTGTTCTAATCCACCTTTTCTACCTTTTTCGGTTGAGTAATAGTTGATATCAATAACTTTGTTAAGTGCTCTTACAACTTTACGAGTTTCTTCAAACAATCTTTGGAAATTAAACTTTCCCTCCTCAACAAAGTTCTTCAAAATCATAGAAGATAGTGTACAAATCGCGGTTGTTTTTTCATCAGTATATTGATAAATCTCGTTACACAAGTTAGATTGTTTGATAACACCGATATTTTGATGGTTTGTCTTTTTGTTGGCATTATCTTTTGAACAAAGGTATGGAACGCCAGTTTCAATTTGTGATTCAATAATCTTATACCATAACTCTTGAGCCTTAATTTTTTTACCAATACCTAAACTTACGGCTTTGTTATAGATTTCTTCGTATTCCTCACCGTAACATTCTTGTAGTGGTTTTAACCCCGCTTTACTGATATCATCAGGACAAAATAAATACCAATCTGATGACTCACGAACCGCTCTCATAAAGTTATCAGGTAACCATAAAGATGTGAAAAGGTCTCTCGCTCTTAACTCTTCAGGACCTGTGTTTTTCTTAATATCCAAAAGGTCAAAAATGTCTTTATGCCAAGGTTCAATATAGATGGCCGCACTTCCCGGTCTTCTTCCTTGTTGGTTAAAGAATCTCAAAGATTCATTCACGATTTTAAGATACTTTAATAATCCGCCTGCAAATCCACCTGATGAAGAGATACGAGTATCTTTTGACCTTAGATTACTCATACAAAGTCCGATACCTGCGGCGTCTGATGAATATGTTGAGATGTCTTTTAATGTGTCTAACAAACCTACTCTTGAGTCGTCGTTATTGTAGTGTAATACACAAGATGCTAGTTGAGGTACTTTGGTTCCCGCATTAATCATAATAGGAGTTGCAGGGGAAATAAGTTGGTTTGACAGGGAATTATAGTATTCAACAGCCTCTTCAAAAGATTTTGTAACCCATAACGCGACTCTCATATACATATGTTGAGGTCTTTCAACTGACACACCATTTGAGTTCTTTAGTAGATACATCTCTTGTAGTGAACGCCAAGCAAAGTAATCAAAGTTATAATCCAATTCGTGGTTAATTACCTCATCAATTTTGTCTTTACCATAGTATTTCATAGTTAAAATAAGGTCTTCATTAATGATACCCTCCTTATTTAAACTTTCCATAACCTCTGAAAAACTTGGGTTTGTTTCTTTGTGGTATGATGAAATCGCAACGGTTGCTGCCAATCTACTATAATCGTAGTGACTACCAGTATAAGCCGCAGAAATCTCATAAACCAACTTGTCCAAATCCTTAGTGGTGATTTTACCTTCAGTTGGAACGGATGTGATTACTTTAATGAATATTTCGTCTGAATTTACGTTAAGTGACTTAGACGCCTTTTTAATACGGTTGTATATTTTGGTGGGGTTGAAGGCTACTTCTTCCCCGCCTTTTTTAATAATTGTTAATGACATAGTTTATAGTTTAAAAATCTTCATCAAATGAGATTGCCTCGTTAAGTTTTGCTTTTTGATACTCGATAGTTCTACTTTCAAAGAAATTACCTTTGGTTTCTACAGCAATTTGTTCCATAAATTTAAATGGTTGTTCTACGTTAAATTCTTTTTTACATCCAAATTTAACTAAAAGTCCATCAACAACAAACTCCAAGTATTGTTTCATTAGGTTTTGGTTCATACCAATAAGTGAAACAGGTAATGACTCGGTGATAAATTCCTTTTCAATTTCCAAAGCCGACAATAATATCTCTTTGATTCGTTTTTCTGAGATTTTGTTTTCTATGTGATTGTTAAATAAATGAATTGCGAAGTCGCAGTGTAGGTTTTCGTCTTTGAAAATTAAGGCGTTTGCGTTACACAATCCTTGCATGATACCTCTTGACTTCAACCAAAAAATTGAACAGAATGACCCTGAGAAAAAGATTCCTTCAACCGCAGCGAACGCTACTAATCTTTCTTGGAAAGAGGCATTTTTAATCCAATTAAGGGCCCAATTTGCCTTTTTCTGAACTGCTGGTAGATGTTCGATTGCTCTAAAACATTCCATTTTTTCCTTTGGGTCATTGATGTATGTGTCAATTAATAAGGAATACATTAAAGAGTGAATGTTTTCCATTGCAAGTTGGAATCCGTAGAAGAATTTCGCTTCAGGATATTGAACCTCTCTGTAGAAGTTTTCTGCTAAGTTCTCATTAACAATACCATCAGAAGCAGCAAAAAACGATAACACATTTTTCACAAAATACTTTTCATTGTCAGAAAGTTTTTCCCAATCTCTGATGTCTCCACTCAAATCAACTTCTTCAGCCGTCCAAAACGCTGCTTGGTGTTTTTTGTAAAAATCCCATATATCGTGATACTCAATAGGGAATATAACAAACCTGTTAGGGTTCTCTTTTAATATTGTTTCCATAATTAATTAACTTGTGTTTTTTCTTTTCTTTTATCCATCAATTCTTTCATTCTCTGACGACGTTTCTCTTCTTGGTTTTCTTCATGACCCAAGAATGTGGTTGAGCTTTCAACATCAATTTCCAACATAGCGTTATCAAATTTACAATTTTCAAAGATGATACCATCATCACCGATACGAGATTTTGTAATTGCAATTGTTGCTAGTTTCATTTCTTTTTGTGGAAGTGATTTTGCCACAGAAATGATTACGTGACCAACTTGAGCCTTTTTGATTGACCCACCCATTTGGTCTGTGGTTACGACCTCTGATGAAATAGATGACCTATTTCCTTGTGTTGCGGTCCAACCTACCAAACTTAGTTCGTGACACATCGCTTCAAACCCTCTCATTACTGACCCCTCACTTTTCCACTCATCTTCAAGTTGTCTGTCGGGTAAAACACAATCAATATAATCAAGTAAAATCATATCAATTTGTTGTCCATCAGCAATTAACTTTCTGATTGAGTTTTTAATTTGATTCATAGACAAAGTATCAGAAGCGTATTTTTGTAAAATGAGTTTGTTTTTCATCGTAC